ACCCTGCAATTCTCTCGTTTCGTAGCAATTAACACGACTTCAGCAGTAGGAAATGCTACCATTACGGCAGCATACGTACCACAGGCAGGAGCTCGTTTAGTTATACAGATCAACAATGATGCTTCTGGCGCACGTACAATTACCTTTTCAACAGGTTTCCGTACTACAGGAACAGTCACAGGAACAGCTTCTAAGGCTATTCTAGTTACATTCTGTTCAGACGGAACAACTTGGAATGAAGCAAGTCGTACGACAGCACTATAATTTGTTCTCATAGTTCCTCATAACTAAGCACTTGACTTAATCGTCAGGTGCTTTTTTTATGCCCAAAGACGAACAGAGGATAACCAGCGTAAGCTGACCCGATCATTTGTCGAACAATAGTGTTCGATGATCGATCCCGTACGGGACAACCGAGGAGCGAACGTACAACCAACGTACGGCTTCCGCCGTGCATTAACTCAATAATTCCTTACTCTCATGGCTGGTGCAATATTCTCACTACCTCCCCATTACGAGACGGCGTTCGATGATAACTGGCGCGAAATTATGGCGCAGCAAACCGATCACCGCCTTGCAGGGATGTATATGTCCGACAATGTAAACGGTAATCAAAAACGCTACGATCAGATTGGTGACCAATCTTATGCAATGCGTCAGATTACAGCTCGTGCTCAAAAGAGCGAACCTTCCGATATTCCAACATTTTTCCGTTGGGTACGTCCTCGTCCTTATGACAAGACGACATGGATCGACTACTTTGATCATATCCTCCTTGGTCAGCTTCCTGACCCACAAAGCCCAACAGCTAAACAACACGCTATTGCGGCTAACCGTCAAAAAGACATCATTGCTATCAATGCTCTCTTAGGTACTAACTACACTGGTGCACAAGGAACAACAGCTACAACGCTGCCATCCTCGCAAACAGTTGGCGTAACCTACGGTTCAGGATCTGCTAACTCAGGTCTACAACTTGCTAAGTTAACACAGGCTTCATACATTCTTGACTCAAATGACGTCAAAGAAGAAGGCCGTGTATTCGTATACGCAGCAAAAGAATTAAACAACTTAATCACAAACGTAGATCAAGTTAACTCAGTTCTTTATAATGACGTACGCGCTCTCCGCGATGGAACAATCCGTGACTTCATGGGCTTCCATTTCGTTCGTACCCAGTTGGTTCCTTTCCAATCTGGTTCATCCACAATCCGTACCTGCGTTGCTTACCAAAAAGATTTCCTCTTAATGGGTATCGGCGAAGATGTACGCACACACATCGACATTCTACCAATGCAAAGTCATGCAATCCAAGTTCGCACTGCGCTCTTAATGGATGCGACTCGTATGGAAGAAAAGGGTGTAGTCCAAGTAAATTGCGACGAATCCGTTTAACCCTTAACATAGGAGATAACTAACATGGCTATCTGGTACACAGACGTAGCAACAAATCAGCAACAAGGCGTAAACTTCCCAGGCCAATCAGGTCTTGGAATGTTAACTCCTCAACCTGGCACACAAAACAATCCAACGCTTGAAGGTCTAAGCAAAATCACAGCTGTCTACACAATGACAGGTAATGAAGCTGCTGGCGACATCATCAACATTGCATTGTTAAACTCGGGTCAATCTCTTGACCCTAACGGTCATATTTCAACAGGTGCAACAGCTCCTGGTGCGACATTTACCGTAGCAGTAGGCGATAACGATCAAGGTTTAGTAACAACTTTACCTATCGTAAATCCAATGGTCCTTCCAAATACGAACGTCGTAATCCAAGCTCCAACTTGGGTATCAGGCACTTCGTATGCAGTAGGTGCAGTAGTATTAGATGCAACAGCTACTCCAGCTTATGCAACATATACATGTATCTCTGCCGTAAGTGGTTCGACTGCTCCTCACTCAGATTCAACACACTGGCAAGCAAATAGCTCACGCTATTCAACTGCTGTAAGCATTGCATCAGCTAACGCTAATGTTTCTGCTAACGGTGGTAATCTGAACGGTCAATCCAACTACTACGTATCAGAAGATTGTTGGTTACAGGCTTTAGTATCTACTCTGGTCACTCCAGCAGCAGGTACTACAATCGCCTTCCGCTTCGATACAATCGCCAATAACTAATTGGGTTAGTGGTTTGACGTAATTAAAACCTGCCCGATAGTTGCGTTGTGGCGACGTGACTATCGGGCTTTTTACTTTCTATGTTTACAACATTATCACCTACGGATATTGCTAACCTAGCTTTAGCAAAGATTGGAGCACAATCGATTGTCTCACTTACTGATCTAAGCAATCCGTCTGCGATTGTTTGTAACAGTAATTTTCAAATAGCATTTGAATCAGTAGCTCGTGCTACTCGTTGGAATTGTTTATTAACAACTGCGGTACTAAATGAAGTACCACAGATTCCTTTGCCATCGGTTGCCCCAACGCCTCCATCAATACCTTGGGCACCTTATACATCATACGCTGCCAACGTTTATTTATCTTATGGCAACGCCATTTACACTACTGAGTACGCTTACACTTCGACAGGTAATTTTACTAACGATCTTACAACAGGTGCTCTCGTCCAAGCGGACTACCCAGACTATAATGCGTTCGGGGGGTATCCAGACGGATCCAGCTATCCTAGTGGTTGGCCTTACGCTTTCGCTCTCCCTAGCGACTTTATATTACTTGATTCAGTAAACCAAGGATCAAACGATGAAACCTATGGTAATATGGATTCAGATGAGTATGAAATTAACGGTCAGTTAATATTCACAAATACTCAACAGACCTCAATTAAATACGTATCAAACAATCAAGATACTACACGTTGGGATCCACTTTTCGTAGATTGTGTTACTTATAAACTAGCTTCAAATATTGCTACACCATTACGTCAAGATGGCGGTAGAATGGAAGAAGCAATGCTCGCTATTTATAAGCAAACATTGTCTCATGCTATGACCAAGAACGCAGGCGAAAGATTGCCTGTACGTTTCACTCCTGTAAATTCCTCACGCTTCGTTGCAGCACGCTGGTACTTCATCAATGGCTAAATCAATCGACAGCCAAATTAGTTTCGCTGGTGGTGAGTTTGGTCCTAGACTAGACGCACGAGTTGACCAAGAGAAATATAAATCAGCAGGTAGGCAACTGCTGAATATGATCCCTTATAAGCAGGGACCACTGACTCGCAGACCTGGTACTCAATACATAGCACCTGCAAAATACAAAAGTAATACAGCAACTAATTACGGTGTAAAATTAATTAAGTTTATTTATAGTCCTACAACTAGCTATGTTTTAGAATTAGGTAATAATTACATACGTTTTTATAGCAACGGTCAGCAGGTTCAAGTTAGCGGTACACCAGTAGAAGTTACTACGCCATATAGTGCCGTAGTAGGATATGGTGTTAATAAATATTCAACGGACATTTGGCAGATTAATTACTGTCAAATTAATGACGTGATGTATTTCACTCACCCTAAGTATCCTGTTTATAAACTCACTAGACTTTCGGATACCAGTTGGACGTTTGCACAAGTACAATTTTTATCACCAGCTTTATTAGATCAAAATGCCACAGAAATCAGTATTTCAGCTACATCTAACTTTGGTAAAGTAGGATTAGCAGCTACAGCACCTGCATGGGTAGCTAATAATTATTACGAAATAGGTAATTCTGTAGAAGTAAGTAATGTACTTTATAATTGTATTACGTCTCACGTAAGTGGTAGCACATTTAATTCTACTTATTGGAAGTCACAAACAATTTTTACTTCTCAGCATTTAAATTCTTATTGGCAGTTAGCTACACTACGTAGCTCTGCTTCTGTTGAAATAGATGCTGCTAGTGCATCATCCGCATTTCCATATGGTGCAAGTGGATATTCCAATCAAATACAGATTTACGGAAATTGGGAGTGTCATACTTATGGCGTTTGGAACGCTTCCTTTGATATTGAGCGTTCAATAGATGGTGGTGCTACATGGACTTCAGTACGTAGCGTATCTGGTGCTTCAGATAGAAACGTAGATATTACAGGCACTGCTAGCCAATCAGCTTTATTTAGAATACACGTAAACACTTCCATTGCTCCTGCAACGGCAGGTGCAACAGCACCACGTATTGTATTAGAAGCTGTAGATGGATTTTTATATGGGTTAGTACAGATATGTACTCCTGATCCTTTTAGTGCTGGCGTTAATTATATTCCTAATATGCAAGCAAGCTACTTAGGAGTTAACTATTATTGTACGGCTGCTGTTAATGGTGGTAGTACACCTAATGTAGATACGGCACATTGGGCTGTAAGTGATAGCAATCATGCTTGTGCTAATGTTATTCAAGAGCTTTACGATAATGCACCATTAGCTACACCTTGGAGTGTAACAACGAATTATAGTCCAGGTACAATAGTAAGTTATGAACAAACAAATTACACCTGCACGTTATCAATCACGGGTGGAGACAATCCGCCAAACAACCCTGGCAACTGGTCGCCGACAGGTCCTAACACCTTATATTGGTCAGAAGGAGCTTGGTCAGACTATCGTGGATATCCACAAGCAATCACCTCTTATCAACAAAGAATTATATACGCAGCGTCGGCTTACGAACCGCAACGTATATGGGGGACAGTCACCAACGACATTGAGAACTTCGCTTTAGGTGATCAGACGCAAGCAACAGATGCTTTTGCATTTGATCTTAATGCTGTAGGACGTGGACCTATAGTTTGGCTATGTGCTCAAAATAATTTAATAGCAGGGTTTTCTGGTGCTGAATGGGTAATCTCAGGTAGTGCAGCTACAACAGGTGGCAGCATAGGCGGTAGTATTAGTCCTACGTCTATACAAGCAGTTGAACATTCTACTTACGGTTCTATTTTTGGCGTTAATCCATTAGTAGTAGGTGACGTTGTTTTATATACGCAGCGTCAGGCTAATCAAATTAGGCAGATATTATTCTCCGTTTATAGTGAAAAATACATGAGCCAAAGCCTAACCAGCTACAGTAGCCATTTATTTAACTCAGGTATCGTTCAATTAGACTTCCAGCAGCAATGGCATGGTCAGCCAGAATTATGGGCTATAACGCAACAAGGACAGCTTGTAGGCATGACCTACGAAATGGATCAGAATGTGTTTGGCTGGCATAAACACATTACAGGTGCTAATACAAATACACCAGATTTCCCATATCCAGACGTAGGTTTTGAATCAGTAGCTACATTATTTGGTAACGGTCAAAATGATGATGAAACATGGTTAGTAGCTAATCGTTATGTAAGTCCAGCACCTTGGGTTTCTGGTGGTACTTATGCCGTAAATGATATGGTTTATTCGGCGTTTAATACTTACATTTGTACATCAGCCATATCTGGTAGTTCTACATTACCAGCATCAGACAGTGCTCATTGGCAAGCAACTCCTTGGCAGAAAGTCCAAGTAAGATCCATTGAAAGATTTAATCCAAACAACTGGGAACAGACTTTTACACAAGCTCCAAATCCTCCTACAGCAATCGTCGAGAACGCTTATTACGTGGATAGCGGATACAGCGTCACCCCAGGACTCAACACAAACGCCCCTTCCCTTGTGGGTGTCACTCTTTCTAATCTTAACAACCTTGCTGGCAGGTGGATTGTGGGTCTGGCAGATGGTAACGCTTTTGGACCTGTACAGGTGGGTTACACAGATACTGATTATGGAACAGTCGTAATCCCAGCAGGCTATCCTCCAGCAGCCCCATTATGGCAATCGGGATTCCCTTATGATACAGGAATACAAGTAAGCTGGGGATCAGGTGGCTATTTAGCAAACTATCAGGCTTTAAATAACATCCCAGCAGGCACTACAACACCGCCTTCATCTGATTCTACAAATTGGAAAGTGGTTAACTACGTTGGTCCTAATGTTGTTCAAGTAGGCTTACCAATTACTTATTCTGCTCAAGCAATGCGTTATGACGCAGATGCTCGTGCTGGTAATACCCAAGGTTTAATTAAACAGATTTCTGACGTATTTATAAGGGTTTATAACTCCTGTGGTGGATTAATAGCCAATAAGTATCCATTGCCTAATACTTGGGTATCTGGAACAACTTATGGTCAAGGCAGCCAAGTAAGCTATTCTGGCTATAGTTATCAGGCTGTTAATACAGTTTATACGGATATAGTACCACCACCTAATGATCCTACCAACTGGAGGTTAATAGGCGGTGCACCTTATCAGCCAGTACCTATACCTTATCTGTCTACAGGTAATCCTTTAAATGGTGATCCTACCCAACAAGCACAAGGTTTATTAGTTACTACACCTACCGATATACGTATAACGCCTCAATTAAACCTAACTCCTGATACTGACCCTATTATCATAGTTACAGGTTCTGACGCATTGCCGTTGACCGTATTAGCCGTTATTATTAAGTACGAGGTAATAGCTACGCCATGACCATTAGACCTTACAGTTCAGAAGATTACAACATGATCAGGTCATGGTGGGAAGTACATGGCGTTGGTGTTATGCCTCCAGAAGTATTTTTGCCTGCAACTGGTGCTATTGCTGAAGTTGATGGCAATCCAATAGCAGCAAGTTTTCTTTATTGTGTAATTGGTGGCATCTCAGTAATTGAGTTTACCACGACTAATCCTGTAGCAAAATTATCAAAGGATTTAGTTAAAGCAGTAAAAGCACTTTACTCTCATTTAGAGAAAATTGCATGGGACAATGGTAGTCCCTGCGTATTATCATTTGTTAAACCTAATTCGGGGGAATCCAGAATCATGGCTAAAGATGGCTATATTGATTTACAAGGCGAACCTCATGTAACTTACGGCAAAAGCCGTCCTAAATAATTATGCCTATAGCACCAGCATTACCAGCAATCTTTGCAGGAGCTTCAGCCGTAGCTACTGGCATAAGTGCATACGGTCAATATAAAGCTAGTCGGTCAGCAGCAGCCGTAGATATAGCAACTGCACAACACAACGCTCAAGTTGATCGTGTACAAGCACAACAGATAGATTTAGATACACTGCAAAACATACGCACGCAGCGTCAGGAAGATGCAGTTTATCTTTCACAACAGGCAGCGTCTTATGCAGCAGCAGGTGTGCTATCAACATCTGCATCTCCACTTCATGCACAGATAGTTAACGCAGGTCGTATGGAACAAAAGATCCAACAAGAATACGTTAACGCACAACAGAAACAACAGTCTTTATATTCACAAGCAGCTATTGGTATTGCTGAAGGTCAAGCTCGTGCTAAAGCAGATCGTACTGCTGGTAATTTAGCCTTAATAGACGGTGCTGCTAAAATGGCAGGTATGGCATTTATGGCTTTTGGTGGTGGTTTAGGTGCAGGTACACCTGCTGGCGGTGGAGTACCAGATACAGCAGAAGCATACAGTGCAATGGAAACAGGAGGCGGAGGTTGATTTTATGGCTTTACCTATTGTACAAGGATCTGAAGTTCAAACACCAACATCAGGTGTTAAGATTGACGCTGGCCCATTTCGTGAAGCTGCAATAGCTTCTGGTAAATTGCTCGCAGGTGCAGGTGCAACAGCAAGTGATTTGTTTTCTCAGGTAGGTCAAAAGATTAAAGAAAATAGACAGGCAGATGCTGTATTCAAAGCGGATATAGCTATGACTAGGAATATGGATGATTTCAGAGCAAAACTGAAAGATATGCCAGATTCTAATGATTGGGAAAATCAGCATGAACAAATGGTTCAAATTACAAAAAACCAAGTTCTATCTGATCCCAATATTGATAATGAAACGAGAAAATTACTGACCAACAAACTTGAGCTTTGGAATGTAAAAACAGGCAGCGAAGTAAAAATGGGTCAATTACTTCAGCAAGCAAGTAACACTAAATTACACGCTTTAACTACTGCACAATCTTATGCAAATAAAGGTGATCTTACATCTGCTGAAGCAGCATTACAGTATGCTGTAGATAATCACGCTTTATCAAAAGAACAAAAAGAATCTGAATTTGAAAATATTAAAACTACGGCATACAGAAACATGACTGATGCTCGTATTAATCAACAACCAATAGAAAGCGTAGATTGGTTAAAAGAAACCGTAAAAGATAAAGACGGTAACGATGTTAAAGATAAAGATGGATTTAAGGTATATAAAAATTTACCTGAGATGTCGCCATCTGATAGAATACAATTAATTAACAAAGCAGAAATTGCTGCCAATAAATATCGTGTACAACAAACAGACGATATTATTAAGCGTATGCAATCAGGTGAAGTTGTAGGAGATAAAGAAATAGATGGCTTAGTTAAAAGCAATGTTATCAAAGCCAGTGAAGCAAAATACATAAAACAGGAACGTAATCGCTTAACTCCTGATCCAAATCATCAAATTAAATATGCTGATTTGCTTACACAGATTAATATGTATTCAAGGGAAGATGATCCAAAGAATACAAACTTTGCTGAATTAAGCACAAAGTTACTTGCATACTCTGGTAGCGAACAACAATTTCTAAGACAACAATTAAACAAAATGTATAATCAGAAACCTGATTCTACAGAAAACGGAGTTGCTGCTACTAAATATCTTTCTGCGATTTATAACAAAGGATTGCTTGGAAACATATCGATGGTCAAAGGCAAACCAGCAAATGAAGCACAAGCTAGAAATGCAGCAAAGGCTTTTTCTATTATTGGTGCTAATTTAGAACAATTTAGAAAACAAAATCCTAGTGCAACTGTACAACAACAGATAGAATTTGTTGATACACAAGCTGCATCACCTGCTACTGTAAATTCTATAATGCCTGTTAGTAAAGATACAGGTAGAGCAATTAAACAAGATTCTGGAGAAGTAACAGGTTATGACGACAAACGAGACTGATCTTCCAGATTCTTATAAGCAAAACATGGATAGCCTTTTTGAAGAAGGCGATCAATTTGCTGCAAAATTACCAGCAGATGATAGAAATAGAATAAAACAAAATCTATCGCAAACTGGTATGCCAAGAACGTTGCAACGCCGTATAGCTGCAACCTCATTTTTAGCTGATCGTTTTAACAAACCTGTACAAGAAGTATCAGATCATCTTGGTTTGTATCAAGATGCTTATTCTAAGCAGGTATTTAAAATGGATCACGTTGATAGCGATACATTTTTTGGTTTAGCTAAAAGTAAATTAAAACAAGAAAAGAATGAAAACATCATGCTTAATGAGATGGCTCATGGCATGGCAGATCAATTTACTAAAACATCTAACTTTTCAGATGCTTACGCTGCACAACAAAAGTTACTTGAAGGTCACGATGGTTACGATCCAGAGCACGTAGATAAGTATCAGCAATTTGCATCTGACGCTTGGAAGAACTTTCAGGATAATGCACAAAAGTATGGTGCTGCAATAGATCCAGGCAGAAGGTATTTTGAATTAGCTAGGAATGGTGTTGCTCCAGATAAACAAAAAGAAGCTGAAGCAGCATACGAAGAATTTGTAACTAATCTTAAAACCGTACCTAAAGAGAATATTCCGTTTGTTTTATCTGTAGCTTCTCGTGGAATTAAACCACAAGCAAAAGGTTTTGAGCAGAAAGTATCAGAACGTTTAGAGCGTGGTATAGGTCAATTAGGTGTAGATGCTGCTGAAGGATTTAGTCAGCTATCTAGACTTTTTGCACCAATAGCTATGCCCGAAGCATTAGATCCTAAATCTGATATTAACAAGGCATATAGAGAAGAAGATAAAGAAAACGATATTAAGAATCAGATACAAGATGTACTTACAGGCAAAGTAGATCCTGCAAAGTCGTCTAGTTTAATTGGTGAAGCAGTATTAAAGTCTGCTGATATGTTGCCAAGAATCGCAGCGTTATCTAATGCTGGCGGTATTGCATTAGCATATTCTGCAAGTACAGGTGCTAATTCTCGCAGATTACGTGAATCAGGAATGGATGGAGATAAAGCAGCATTAGTGGGTGCTGCTGCTGCGGTTCCAGATACAGCATTACAATTTGTAAGCAGAAACTTTATAGAAGGTAAAGTACCAGGTCTAACCAATTTGCTTACTAATATAGGTAGCACAAGTGGCAGACTAGCAGCTAATTTTGCCGTAGAAGTTGGTGCATTAGGTGCAATCACAACTGCACAACAATTAGTAGAACCAACGTTTCAATGGGCTGCTAATAAATTTGATAGCAATATTAAAGGCGTTGATTGGTCTGATGAATTTAAAAAGATAAAAGATGCTGCACCAGAGACAGCAATAATGATGCTGCCTTTTATAATGTTAGGTACAGG